TGTATCGTTTTTACGTTCGACATTAGTCTGGGACTGCATACGCCCCGGCCCTGTACCTTGCGAAACGTTGTATAACAACTTAGAAACAGTAGCGGGGTCCATATTAGTCACTTCGTCAATGGTGTAAGGCATACTATTCATGATGCCTAACCTAAACATTTTGTGCGCAAACGTGTCAGTTTCTTGGGCTAAGAGTCTATCCGGGTGTCCATATACAGAGTTACACACTTTAAGGACAGTTGACTTGCCTGTGCCGGAAGATGAATTAATTAAATTAATTAACGCGCCGTTGAAACCGAGGTGTTTCATGAGCGGTGCGCCGAAGGCTGTGAAAATACCGAAGCAATGTGGTTCAAAACCATCTTGGTCATAAACCGAAATAACTTTTTTCCATTCTTCTAAAGCTCCTCTAGGCTGTACCCACGGACACAATGATTCAGTCGAAGGAGAGGGAGGGCTGTATTTAATAGTTTTTAAACCTATTTCTTTATCACCAAGAATAAATTTGTCATTTTCGCCAACCCATCCAAATTGTACGCGCATAATTTCAGCTTCCTCCTGCTCCTGTTGATGTTTTGTACATGCCATTAGGTACACCATCATAGCGTCCAACTGTTTGGACATTAGGAGAATTCCTTCTTTGGCTATAAGTTTCCCTAGTTCCTCTTTACTTCGCATCACAGAAAGTGGGATATAAAATTCACGAGGAGCGTCCTTTGGCAAGATGAATCTTGCTAAAGCTACATCACCTTTTTCTTTATCGTTAAGGCGCTTAATTAGATAAATATCATTATGGTAAATTAAAAGGTCGTCGTCGTTAGGGTCGCGAGATTTTTTGTATATACCTCCCGCTACGCCCCTAAAATATGGTTTAGGTATATCTATTTCAGAAGCAGCAGCTTTTTTAATTTCTACTCCGAGTTCTAATGGGCCATTTATTTTTCTATAGTGGGAACATGTATCACAGATACCCACCTGATTAGCATGGAACGTAGTACATAATTGGGGTTTATCGATTGTGCTTCCCGCAATTTTTTCAGTTTCCTTAGCGGAGTAATTGGGGTGCTTATTAGAAACAGCATGAATAGCTATTTTAGAATCTTTACAATTAGCGGCTATAGATAGTACCCCGCGCCAGAGATTGTATCCAACCTCGTCTTGGTGCGTTAAGGCATAATTAATTTGCCCACACCCTTTTCCGTTAAGGGTTTTCTTAGTAATTTTATAAAAAGAGTATTGTTGGTTATCTTTCTTTTGTGTCGTAAAGGATTCCTGTAGTTTCTGTGGCTGTTTAACATTTCCAACAACTTTTTTGAAGGTCTCTAAATGAATATCATCACCCGCATGTAGGCATGTGACATACACAGGGGGGTCAGTCTTATAGTTATATGTTTCGGGAATTCGCAGAATGCGGGCTGCATCGGCAGTAATGGCTGCATCGGCGTCTAAATTATTTTCTACACACAGCAGCTTTAGTTTCTCTGCAACAGGAAGCCATTCAGTTTTCTCTATGGCTTCAGAAAGAATCCAATAAGCATGGATTCCACTCCCGCTGGAAATCAGTGTAGGTATTTGTAAATTACTACTACTGCAAAATGCCTTCAGTGCTAGAATAGCTTTCCCTTGACTAGCGTAGGGTTTCCCTTTTCCGCAGTCTATATCGAGGAAAAAACTCTTGAACCACGTAGCGTTAACTTGCGTGCGTTTATAAGGTTCCTTAAATGTGGCACACGCGAAATAGATATCATGGTTGTCGGATAGTAGTCTCTTTGCTTCAAATTCGACATCTTCTAACGTTTCATGGAAACTTTGCTTTGGCGGCGTATCTTTCTTAAGCCCTACAAGACAATAGTATCCCTGCGGGGCAAGTATGCGCGATAAAAGCTTTATCATTACTCGACCTCTTGTTGACTAGCATCCAATCCTCCGCCTCCTTCAAGCACCTCTATTATTTTTTCTTTATGCTCGGTTGTAGGAATCCATGTACCGTCAAACCATCCATAGATAGTCATTCGGGTAACGTTGAAATGATTTGCAATTTCAGAAACAGAAATGTCTCTGGGAATACAATACCTCCCCAACTTAACTCCAAAACTTTTTTCGGATGCTTCTTTGTTGGCTAAGATGATTTTGTTGCTGTACCCACGATTATCCGTAATCATCCGTCGTCAACTTCCTTGTTATCTTCATCTTTCCAATTCTTTAGGATGTCACCAATGTCTTCAGTAACATCTCCTTCTTCAGGAGGAGGAACGTCTTTTTTAGTACGTGTCTTTACTTGAGGTTTTTCTTTGTCGGTAGTCGTCCATAAAGATGCTTTCGGGGTTTTTGATTTTTCTTCGGACTCAACAAACCCTGTTTTAGAAGCCTCATCGTTGGCTAACGAATAGGATGTTGTTATAGCCTCTTGTATTTCCGGCGCATCAACTAACGTTTCTAAAACTTTCGTGTTTTTTGCACTAACGAATTCTACCGCTGCAAAAAACAACTTACCGTAGCTTACTTCTTCATCAAAATACATTTGAGTAATTACTCGGTCGATGGGTGTATTTTTGCTATTGAGGTAATTAACATATCCGTTAAATGCCATCTTAGTCCCGTCGTTTTTTGGGAATATGGTGGTGGATGGTAGTTGCATTTGGTAAATCTGACCATTTATGTCATCAGGACTAACCACAGCAATCCTACGAAAAAACCTACATGGCTTGCTACCGCTAGGTGCTTTAATATTTTTTGGACATGCGGCACACGTAGGAGCCTGTGGGTTTGCTATGGCCTGATTTGGGGTAATGCTATCTGTAGACCAACAAATAGGAGGTTTGGCAAAACCCGGAGTGTACGCATCCTCATAGAATGCTCGGGAAATTTGCGGTGCTACACCTACAATTATGACATTCAAATCCTTGGACTCGATGTTTTTTTGTGATTCGGAGCCAAGTTTCATTTCCCAAGAACCTTTGCCATTGAACACAATACGAGGAATTATAATGCTTTGTGTAGTGGCAAGGGATTTTGATAATTCCGTCTGTTGAATGTGTTTTGGGACATCTGATAAATCAAATGAAGAGGTTAGGTTATTAGCCATAGTTTACTTCCTTATTTTTTAGTAGGGCGACGAACGGTTATTGAGTATTTAGAATCAACATTTAAACCGCGAGGTTGGATAGTCGGGTTCTCTTCAAGGAATTTTTTTATGTTCCCCTGATGTATGCGCTGTTCGACTAAATCAAACGCATTATTTTCCTTCATGATTTCGCAAAAATGAATCCAATCTGAGGTCCAGTATCTCTGGCGGACACTTCGGATAATGGTCCCAGAATTTGTATTAATGCTATTTACACCATCCTTTTCACAGACCTTTTCAAACTCAGTGGCAATTATATTTTTTTGCTTTTCCAGAGCTTTTATTTCTCTGTCTGCTTTCTTTTGCACTTCTGAAATTTTATTCCTGATGGCAAGAAACGCCCCTGCCATTTCATCCAGTGAATAGGTTCTTTCTTTCATAACGGCACTCATAAATATATCTACTCCTTTTCTACCTTCAATATTCTACTCGTATCCTATACAGTGTCAAGGGGTTATTCGTTGATAGTTTCGTTATATAGATCAAGTAATTTAACGTGAGCATCAAGTCGCCCCGATAGCAAATTGTATAACCGCCGCTCTACTGCGGAGCCTTGAACGTTCACGATGGTCATAATATTTTTCTGTCCGCGCCGATTGATACGAGCATTAGCTTGTAAGTAAATTTCCGTAGAGGTAATGGGTGCGTACCAAATAACTGTGCTGGCAGCGGTCAATGTCACACCGTGTGCTGCTGCTTGTGGCTGTATAACAAAAACTTTTATGTCGTCCGATTCTTGGAATCGTTTAAACAAGTCTGTTCTTTGGTTTAAAGAGGTATCACCGGTTATACATTCTGTAGCTATACCTTGGTCAGTAAGATACTCGTGTAAAAGTGTAATCGTGTGCCGGAACGGAACAAAAATTAATACCTTGGCAATTGATTCGTCGATAACTTCTTTAATTACCTTAAGTCTGTTGGATACATCAAATTCGATTGTGCTTCCAGAATTTGAATAGACGGCCCCACCTGACACCTGTAACAATTTACTCATGTTTACAGCAACATTAGCAGAAGTAACTTGTTCTTCACCTGCCTGCATAAGAAATTTAGTTCTTAGTATTTTGTAATAATGTTCTTGTTGCAGCGTAAGGGGGGCTTCCCGCTCTACGTAAGTTATCTCCGGTAAATCCAGACATTCTTCTTTTGTAAATCTAATAGCGGGTTGTAGTGTTTCAAACACAGTATCTAAAGCATTTGGCTTTGGAACCCATTTAAACCGAGACACTGGGTACATAACCAAATTGCGAAATGTCGTTAGTGATCGAGTCACATTATCCGGTACACATAATTTGGCTAAGCCATGTGCATCGACAGGAGACTGTGCAGCAGGACTTCCAGTAAGCATCCACATCCATGTAGATGGTCCTATAAGTTTGCTCATGGTTCTCCAACGTTTAGTAGTAGATGTCTTATAAGCATTAGCTTCATCTATGATTACTAAATCAAAATTACTATTCTTGATGGTATCTTTAACAACTTCTATACCGTCATAATTAATGACGATGTATTCATACTCTGTGTTGTTAATTATTTTCTCTCGCTTCTCCCGTGGACCATAAGCAATTCCTACTTTTCTATGCACCGCAAATTTAAATAAATCTGCTTGCCATGCAGATTGCATAATCGATAGAGGGCAAACTATAAGAACACGAGTGACGTGTTTTTTATCTAGTAGGTAGTCGGAGGCCCATATTGCAGCGGCAGTTTTGCCTGTCCCCTGCTCATTGAAACAAAATGCGCGGGGATTAAGCGTCAAGAACTCTGCGGTAGTTTTCTGATGTTCCATAGGGGGAGAAACCCCCGCCCACGCATACTCATACGTAATGGGGGATGGAACACCTTTCATCTTAAGTCTTGCTAGTTTTTGTGCAGTTGGAAGGTTCCAATCTACACAAATGGTGTAAATATCATCCTCAATATCCACTACGGAACTTTGGGGAATTTTATCTACAACTTTTTCAGGATGGCGTGTTCTTAATAATATTCTATCCTCAATAACTTGCACGTATTACTCCTATATTAATTACGCCTTTCGTTTCGATTTTCTCTTTTTCTTTTTAGGCGTGTTTCTTTTTACGCTTCCATCTGAATTGCGACTGAATGACCTATTTTTACTTGGTGACACACTTCTTAGGTTACTTTTTTTGTTTGTACCACCCTTAGACAAAGGCTTCTTGTGATCAATGTCTTCCCCTTTGACATCCGTAATCTTCCCATCTTTGCCGGGATTTTTAGCCTCGTATCTAGCTCTTTCGCGAGTGTTTCTTCGTTTTCTTTCGTTTCTTTTTTTCTGTAGTTGATACTCTTTTTTGTAATTTCGATCTCGTTTTGGGTTTTTGTATGGCATCTGTCTTACCTCGTGCTAGAGAAAGCGCAATCGCAATCGCTTGATTTTTAGGTCGACCCGATTCTATGAGTTCTTTCACGTTGGCCGCTATGTTCTTTTTACTCGTACCTTTTTTCAATGGCATTTTTTATCCTCTCCCATTATATTCACAGTCTAAAACCGGACAGAATTTACGACAAGTGAAGTTAGAAGTAGGATTCCAAGTATCTGCTTCAAAAGACATATTTAATCTATCTAATTCAGTGTCCCAACTGGCCCAATAATTTTCCTCGTCTTTCCTGTAAAAATTAGCTTTTTTAAATTCTTCTGAAACCAAAAATAGTAACCCTCCTTTAACACATTCAACCTCTGGAAAATGACTAAAAATAGCAAGAGATAGTATTTCCAGTTGTTTAGTATCTGCATATTTTGCGGACTTGCCGGTTTTGTAATCTACTAACAAGGCGTTTTTATTATCTACAGAAATAAAATCAGCCACGCCTCGCCACCATGCTTCCTTATCCCAAAAATCGCAGGGTTCCAAATCAGCAGTTAGAGCCATCTTATGCTCAAAAAATTTATCCCCGGCTGCACCCAACAAAATATCTATATGAGGCTGAATAAACTTATGTTCCTCTGGTATCTCTTTGTTATCGCGCCCGTATTCCTCGGCAACTTGGTGGACTTCTTTACCGTATGTTAGATGACGCGATTCCGGCTCTACTATATCTTTTAATATACGTAAGCGATAAAACTTACGGGCACATTGCGTAAACAAAGATAGCGACGAATAGGACCAACAAAAATTCATTCTGGCGGGACTCCCCCCGTAAGCCACTCGAAGAACAATTCCCGCTCTTCCCCGTCTTGGGTGTAGGTCAGCGGGGTCAGATTTACCTCTCCCAGTGGACCGTCAATCAGTGCATACAGGCTTCCATCATTATTGCGAACTGCGTACAACACCGACTCCCGACTGAGCATAACCTCGAACGGACTACGATCCAGCCCAGCACGTCGGCCTTTCACCTTGAAAAATTCTTTACGCATAATTAATTTCCTTTCCTGTAGAATTCTTGCCCATGCCTGTTTAATTATTTTGTTACCCTCTCCATAATCTTCTCTTTCGTCAACCAACGTTTGGATAATTCTAACTGCTTTACTCCAAGGCATTTGCGTTTCTGAGTTTTGTTTGTATTCTTTTTCTATTTCTGCTATCGAGAAATCCTCCCACCGTTTTTCTATTCGGTCTTGTTCTTCTTCCCTAACGGTGTAATCTTTTCTTAACCAAGGCATTTTTGAAGTATTAATCATCAGCATTCTCCGTAAGATTGACCTACCCCAATATCACAATTAAGTGGTAGTCCTGTTGCCCATTCTGGTGAAGTCTTCATG